AAATCAACCTCTTTGAAATAGCAGTAATTAATGAGGGTTACCATTACATCGCCTATGGCGTCCTGAATAGCGGGTTTGTCGTTGTCATAACACGCCTTGATAAGTTCGCCAACCTCCTCGTGGGTTTTGAGGAGTTCATCAAATGGCGTTAGTTGCTCATAGATTTCTCTTTCTTTTGCCCATTCTTGAATAAGGGGCACGAGTTCTTGGATTGTTAAATTTGGTGTATTCATTTTTTTTGTTTTTTTAATTCTTCTCTCATTCCCATACAGTAGGAGCGGTAATTGATGTTGGAGTTATGAGTTAGTACATAGTCGTACCATTGCAGTATTTTGTCTTTGGGCTTGTTATGCTTCATATCATAGTATATATCCTCGATATTGAAGAAGTAATCCGATAAGCATACAACGCCTATTTCAATATCGTAATTGTCAAATTCAAATTGTAGGTCTTGCTTGCGGCAAAATTCCTTGATGAGGTTACGTGCAGCGTACTCAAATAACTCTACTGCTTCTTGTTCGCTGATTTGCAATCCTCGTACGCGGAGTTCTGTTATAAATTTATTGTTATTACTTTTGTTCATTTTTTAGTGTTTTTTTTGTTTATTTTGAGGTTAGTAATTCCGAAAGTTCTTTGCCTTGTGTAATGAGGTGATTGTAAAAGAATTTCAAAGTATCTTCTTTTTTGAACCTTCTTAATTTTCCGTCAGGGTCATTGGTGCTGTTTTGAAAATGTTCTATCAATGCCCTAATAGCACTATATTCCTGCTTATCTTTTGCCTTATTTTGCTCTTGTCGGAGTCGCTTTTCGGTTTCCGCTCGCATTAGCTGCTTATCCTTTTCAGTGAGTGTGGCAAAATAAGGTTGTAATATACCTCGCTGATAGAGTGTGTCATAGATAGGCACGGATAACATAGGCAATTCTTTAGTTTCCTTGTACTCCTCAAAATGCTCATTGAGCCAACGAAGCACGTTTTTTTCTTTTTCCTCTTCTGTCATCGTATTTTGTTTTTCGGGTAATTGTGAAATGTTAATGTTATGCGCTCGCTGAGTGTCTTGCAGCCATTGGCGATATTTTCCTAAAACCGTACATACATAAGACACGTCAAAGAATTGGAAATGCTCTGTTACATTGCCAAATTCCCCACTTCTATCCATCTGAAAGGCTTTATATATCTCTTGAAAAGAAAGTCCTGAAAAACGACTAAAAACAGCATTCCATATTTCCTGCTTCTGAATGGGGTCGATTTCTCCCTTAAGCCCTACAAGAGTAGCAATGTGTGCAAAGAGATAACCGAATGCTTCTTGTATTCTTACCTCCTTACGGTTGTAGTCTCTAAGTCGTAGATATTGGTGTCCTATTTTAGCTATCTCCAACGATGTGAGTCCCCCAGCCTTGACTATTGTTTCTAATATTTTCAAGGGTTTGTCTTCCTGCAAAATAAGGAGGTTTGCCGACTGTGGACTGTTGTCCGTACGACTCAGCGTTTGTAATGATGTTTCCATTTTCGTCTAAGAATATTTGATTGTTAGTAATGAGGTGAGGGGATTGTGTGTTATGTAGCCAATCAGCCTCAAAACCTTTCCATTGCTTTTGAACTATGATACTCAGTATCGCGTTTATATCCTGATTTGTTAGCCGTACCTGATTGATGAAGTTATTAAACGCTCGTTCGGTATTAATAGCTTTTTTTGCTTTGCGTATTTTTAGCCACTCATCTACAAGTTCTGGAGCGAACCCCTCATTTAGCATTGCCTTTCTGAAATTGAAAGGAGGGGGGGCGGGCGCAACTCGGGGGGAGGTTTCTTTTTGGTCGCTTAAGGGCTGATTGTTTTCCTCCTCACTAAAATCTGTACGCGTGTTTTTTTGTTTCTTTTTTTCTAAAAAAGAAATATTTACTTTACTTTTCTTTATAGGCGTTTTTTCCGAATTTATAGCTATTTCTTCGGAGTTTATGACCATTTCTTCGGAAGAAATGAGGGTATATTCGGAAAAAACAATATTTCTTCTGGACGCTTTACACATTGCTAAGTACCTTTCTTGTACTCCTTTTGAGGTGTAAACGCCCTGTTCAAACATCTCAGCAGAAAATAATCCTACTTTCACACAGTAGTCTAAGACCGCTTCTATAAACTCAACTTTATCCCCAGTTTGCTCTGAGACTATAAAGCCAAAATCTTCATCGTTAAGCACGTAATATCCATTGCGGTAGATAAAAGCCAAAACGCATATATAGACGCTCAATGCTCGCCCCGAATGATTTTTGATTAGTTTCCGAATCTTGATGTCAGAAAATATGTCCACATCTAAAGAAAAGTAATTGAAGCCTTGTTTTACGTTTCTTCCCATTACTTTTGTATTTTAGGTGTTATGTACTTGTTAAAAAAACTCCCCTTGCTCTTAACTTGCTCTCTGGACGCCAAAGACAAGGGGAGACAAATGAATGATGTATTAGACTGCTTGTTTTTGCTCTGCCTCTGCTTCTTCTATAAGGTCAAAAAGCGTTGGCATACTTATCTTTTGTGCAGCTGCTTCACAATATGCTGCACCATCTAAAAAGTATTGTGGATTGAGTTCAAAACCTACTCCATAACGACCTTTAAGTACTGCACGATAGGGTACTGTCATTAGCCCTCCAAAGGGGTCTAATACTACATCTCCCTTGTTGCTCATCTGCTCAATTACACGGTCGGCAATATCAAACTGCATTGGGCAATTTTTTACGATACATCCTTCCGCTGTGTAACTGTGATCATCCTCAACTGTTATATTCCAAACATCAGAAGTACCACATTCAGTAACATCTCTTACTTTTTTCCATGCTCCATCTTCAAGTATTTTCCCAAATGTATGATGAGGATTGTTTTTTGTTGTTAAAGCCCAACATTCTTTAGCAAAAACTTCTCTACCTTCAATAGTATGAACGCCTTCTTTTTTGCTTAAAAATACAGATGCTATTAGTCCATACCCTCTTTGTATTACCAAGGAAAAACCAAGCAACAGAGCGCGTGATACAGAGGTAAAATGCCAATTCCCATTCTTATCAATATGTCCATCACCTGATAAATATCCTTCTGTAAGACTTCTTGACAATTCAGGGTTTAAACTTATTAGTTCAACTGGTAACACTTTGTTTTCCGCTCCTCTACCACATTTAAATAGTATTTCTCTAACCTTGGAGGGTAAATTCTTTAATCCGTATTGAATAACGTTTGAATTTGTTTTATTTTTAGCACCAATAAAATCAGCACACTTATTTTCAAACTCTTCTATTTTCTTATTACCTACTGAGATAAAGAATTGAGAACCTCTGCTACCTAAGTGACCATCAGCAAGCCATCTCCCTATAATCCAACAGTCTAATTCTGTTAAGTTAGTATCAATTATTGGGGGTAATTTTTGATTAACATAATGAGACTTTAGAGAGTTTGCTTCATACCAGTCAGGATTGTTTTCTAAGAATGTATCACTTGGTCTGTATCCTTTATACTTTCTTGCCCAAATCTTATGAGTAGGTGTAACCTTTAAATTAGCAACTCCTTGTGCTTTCAATTGAACAATGTTAGCATTTCTCTGTGTAAGTTTCTTTACAACTATCTTCTTCCATTGTCCTGTGTGAGTAAGTGTTTCATCTTCATTAATAATTACATCTTCAATAGGAATATACCCACGTTTAGTAAGTATTAAACTACCCTCTGCAAGACATAGATGCATCTCTTTTCCTTTGCTCCACTGTGAGCCGTTTAGGGTGAGCATACGGGTTACATCCGTCCAGACCTCTTCACTCCAACTTTGAGGCTGTAAGAGCATAAACGAGGTGGGTAGTTTGCCGTGTAGGTCTAACGTTTCGGCTATTTTTACATTGAAGTCGTGGTTATAGATTGTTTCCAACGAAAAGCGTTTGTACTCTTTGAAAATTACATCGTGAGGTAGTTTAGCCAACTCTTCGGGCTTTAAACAACGGTTGCCTGAGGAGCGTGTAAATCCGTGTGCGTCTATTTGCCACTTGGCCCGTGTGTAGTCTTTTTTGCTCTTAATTACGGGTTCATCAGCATAAGCGTTAGTTTTATCGGTTGCGGGTTTTCTGAATAGTAAGAGATATTCGGGCATTCCTACTCCCATTTTAGTACCATCTTTGCATTGCTCGCTCCACCCTAAGCGGTAGGTTTGACCGTTCTCACGAACCACATCAGTAACGATGGTTTTCATACCCATATAGGCGAAGCCGTGCTTGGTGTAGTGCTGTATGCAATCTACGTGAAAAGGGTAGACGGTTTGCACGCCCATTCCTGATAGCCCCATTGGTACGATACGGTCTTTTACGTGTATTGCGGCTATCCTGCCAGGCTGTAGCACTCTGAATAAGTTAGGGGTAAGGTAGTCCATTTGTTTAAAAAATTCCTCATTGCTTTCAGAGTGTCCAAAATCAGCATAATTAGGAGAATACTCGTATTGGGTGCTGAAGGGTATTGAGGTAAGGATAAGCCCTACACTGTTGTCTTTTAGTGCGTGTGGGTTTTCGTTAGGATTGAGTTCTACTACATTGTCGTTATTTACGATATGGTAGTAATCATTTTTTATCTCAATACGCTCCACGCCTATTTTGCGAGTGAGCACCTGAGCCATTTCAGAATGAGAAAGTCCGTATTTTTTAATTATTTCAGTCATATTCTTTACGAGTTTGTTATGGTTTTTCCACTTGTTTTCTAAGGTTTTACGCACGTTGCGTTCGGCTTCGGTATAGATTAAATCTACTCGCACTACGTTCTTCTGTAGGAAGCGTTGCAGGCGGTGTATAGATTGAATAAAGTCATTAAACTTATAGCTTATCCCTAAGTATATTGCCCAACTGCAATATCGTTGAAAGTTACACCCTGAGCCTGCTATTACGGGCTTTGCTCCTAACTCTTGTAACTCGCCATAAGAGAATTGCTTTATTATCTCCTCACGTTTTTCAAAGTCCTGAGAGCCGTATATTGATTTTAGTGTTGGGATAGCCTTTTCAATCGCCTTGCGTTCGTTCTCTAAGTCGTGCCATATTACACGATGCGCTTCAGGGTCTTCAGCACGGAGTTCTAACATTTTAGCAATGCGATCATCTAATGACTCCCTTTTTTCTTGTGCCGATTGTTGTAGCCCCAGTGCTGTATCCTTAAACAACTTTCCTTGTCCGTCTTTTTCTACCCCTGCATTCTCGTGGTTAGTAGGGATTTCGTGCCAACGCAAATCTAATTCGGGGAGTATGTAGCCCATATCGTCTGCTTCGTTTTGGGTAATATCAGAAGGTTTTGTAACGAAAAGCCCCCAAGAGGACACCCATAACCAAAACTCCTCTTCTTTATGAGCGTGCAGAGTGAGTTTATCAGCCTTAGTACTATCACGTTTAAAGAATCGCGTTTTGGCTTGCGATACGTCCATTACCCCTAAAAAGTCAGCATACGCTAATAATTCTATATAATCATTAGGGGAAGGAGTGGCTGTGGCTACAAATCGGTATTTGATATTGTCAGCACCTCTACGCTGTTGCATAGGACCGGCATCGCCTGTGAATAACCTCATAAACTCACGGAATGTTTTAGAGCCTCCTAAGCCTCTGAGGATACTCGCCTCATCAAGGCTTGCCACTTGAAAGTGTCGAGGGTCTAATTTGCCGTCTCTGATACTTTCATAATTGGTTAGGTAGATACCGTCCTTATCGTCTGTTTCCTCAATACGGCGTATAAATTTAGGGGCTACCTCCCAGCCGAGAATGTTCTTAGCGTCTTCGACAAACTCTTGTCGTACAGATAGCGGGCAAACTATTAGCCCTTTGCCACCTCCTAACTTTTGAAGGACTACCCTAACAGCTTCCAGCTGTGTAACGGTTTTGTGAAGCCCAAAAGAGGCAAAACAAGCACGCCTACCGCCTTCGACCATCCACTTTACCATAAGGCGATTGTGGGGCTTCATTCGAGAGTTAATCTCATCGAGCGAGCATTCAAACCCTTGTTTAGGAGCGATCTTGATTTTGTTCTTTAAAAATTCTTGATACTCATTCATTTTTGATTTGAAATTAGAGATTTGAATTAGATTGCCGCGCGCTCAATCTCCTTTCAAATCGGGTTGTTAATTTAGCCCCCGCTCACGGCTCGAACGTAAGTGCTTTCCAATCGGGGAACAAAATGGACAAAAATTACAACGTTTCTTTGCTCTTATCTATATATTCCTTGCAAAACTGGTGGTCTATAACTGCCTCTACATTCAGCGTTTTTGCCGATAACAAGGTCATTGTATAAGGAGGTAATTCTTTATCCTCATCTGCTACACGCATATAAGTTTCATAAAACGCCTCGCTTAGTACTTTTGCTTCTTCAGCATTAGGAGCTTTTACTAAAAATCGCATCGGGTAAGATTCTTTATTTACCATTATTTCTACCTCTATCTGATAGAACTTATTTTGCTCTTCATCGCTGTTTTTCTTTGCCAATGATACAAGGGTAAAATACTGCTGCTCTTTGAGTGATTTTATTTCAAACGTTCCCTTATAATGCTGCTCCACGTAGTCGGTGATGATTTGCTGTGCTACGGTAGCACTATTGGCATACAGATAAAAAGTGCGCTTTTTGTCATTATCATCTACCACTGCCGTCCAAATGGTAGCACTACCTCCTACCAATCGTGCTGAGCGTTGTAGGTTGCTAACTGATACTTCTTTTAGTTCGCCGCTATCCATAAAGAATTTGATAGTTTGCAGGTTGTCATCAGTTAGTTCTTCACCTTGATAAAGGATAATCTCCCTGCGCTCAATAGGGACTAACTCGCCTGTATCCTCATCAATAAATTTTTCTTCCCAACGGCGATAAAGATTTTCAGTTAGGTATTTGCCTTTTAAGGCGGTAAGGTCTGAGGTAGTGAATGTCTCCTCATTAAATCGGCTTACGGTTTCTTTTTTCATTGCTTATTTTACTTTAAAACTTGCTTATTTATATCTTCACTTTGATATTCAGTGCTTTATAACTTGTTTTTATCCTTGCTTAACGAGGGGTGAAAATTGGTTATTCCTCATTATCAGGTTCAGGCAAATCAAGATTGAAATTATCAATACACATCTGCCTTACTTGTTGTTTAAACTCCTTCTCCCATTCGTAGGTGGTCAGCTTGGTGCTGCTCATAGGTACTCGCTGTATCTCACCTGTGGCAGGATTAGGACGCTCCTCATAATTACACAAGGCTTTCAGTACATTATGCACCTCATTAGGAGGGTAAAACTCGCCCCAAGTGTCATTCATAGACTGCTGAATGATAGGTATCCAAACGCCCCAATAAAAAGCATTTTGCTGTGCGCTTCTTTTCTTGCTTCGCCTCTCAATGGTGATATTGATATTCGTATCCTCAAAGGAGGTTATAGCCTTTTGTATCAGATTGCGATTTTGCACCAATTTGCCGTTCTTAACGTTGCTCGGAATGGTTATCTTTTTCATTGTTATCGTCTTTGAAAGCAAGGCAGGACTCGAACCTGCTACTATCCCTTTTGATACTTGCTTTTATTTACCTTAATACGGTATGCCGTCCCCTTGTGAAGGTGCTTGTCCGTAATTGTTAAACATTTGCGCCTGCTGATATTGCGGTTGCCCTTGTGGAGGGTAGGAAGGTTGCGCATATTGCGGCTGCTGTACGTACCCTTGTGGGGCTTGCTGGTATTGCATAGGCTGCTGATACTGCTGCATAGGCTGTAGAATCTCAATTTTCCAACCTACAACCGTATTGAAGTACTTAACCTCGCCTTGTGGACTTGTCCATTCTCTTCCTTGAAAGTTAAAATGTATCTTAACTATTTGCCCTATTTGCAAGTTGTCTAACAAAACGCATTTGCCTTGCTGAAATTGAATGATAATATCTTGTGGATATTGCCCATCGGTAGTGATTACCAAATCACGCTTTTGAAAGCCGTTTTGCCCTACTGTTTCAGTAGCGAATATTGCTTTAATTAGTCCTTGTATTTCCATAATTGTTACTTTATAATTCTCATTTTCTTGAAGATTTCTAATGCTTTGTCTTTTGTCAAAGCGTCAAAGTATTTGTTAGAATCTTCTTCAGTAGCAAACAAATAATCTAAGGATATCAATAAATTTCCATTAGATGTAGTTACTTTTGTGGAGTATGTCTCATTATCTCCGTTGTATTCTCTCTGCACGAGTATTTGTCTATCTTCATACTCATACACTTTGCAAAATGTGTATTTTTCCATAGTTATAATAAAGGTTTTGCTATTTTCATTAATTCTAACTGTTCGTCCCAAAACTTGCTTCTAATCTGTTTAGATTTAAAAATTAATACATTGTTGAAATCATAATTATAATAATCATATTTCATAAACCTACCGCTGGCATCTTTTGATATGCAATATTTAGTATTTTTTGTTTCCTTTGAAAAATCAGGCTGCCAACCTTCATTGTAATAGTCTCTAAGAAAGAGTAGTTTTAGGAGTGCTACTGCTGCATCAGCAAGTTCTTTACTTGGTGCTTCTAAATCGTTAGGTAAATAGTAATATTCGTCCTTTCTGTGTGCTTCTTTGAGGGCTTCCTCATAAGTTGGTACAGGTGCTTTTTGCTCAAAACCTTGCAAGGTGTAAGGAGAAGTTGACAATGTAGGTATTTGATTGAATGTACCTATACGACCGTCTAATGTATAATCTTCAATATTACTTTTAAACTTAACTTGAATAGGTCTTGAATTATATGGTATATCTTTTTCTATTTTTATAACTTCACCTTTTTCTCCAGGATAATTTACACTATCATAGACCTCCATTCCTACTTTAAATACTGTTTTCATTTTCTTGTTGTTTTTCAAGTTTTTCTAATAAAGCATCAGCGAATAACACCGCTTTACCTGCAACTATGTATATACTTTCATTACCTTTACTTAACATAGCTTTTGCCGCTTCTATTGCTATTTGTTCACGCTTGGTTATTCCCAAACAATGAGCGATATTTGAAGGGTATCTTTCCATAAGATATTCGTTTGCTATAGCAATTTTATCTACATCTTTATTATCATTGTCATTACCAATGAATAAAGGTATAGCTACTATAGGCTGTTCTCCGTTTTTAATTTTCTTACTCATTTTCTTTAATTTTACTTATAAAAACTTCTACTTTTATGCAGTTTGTTCATTAAAAATCTTCTTGTCAGTAATTAGTTCTCGGTTACCCTCCAAAAACTCAATAAAACGCTCACATACCTCCTTTAATCGTGCCGTGTCCAACTTAGGCATATAAGCATAAGCCTCTTTATACACTCCCTTAAAATCAGTAACCAAATACTCAAAATTGGTTATCTCAATGCCTTGCTGATTTAAGCAGTAAGGATATACAATGTGCTGCCAGTTATTGCGATACTTGAAAGCGTTGTATTTGCCCGTTGTCTTTAAATCTACCACCTTAAAGGGCAGCAAATAGTCTAAATAGCCGTACAAAAAGACCTCACCATATTGAGTACTGATAGTACCTTCAACTCGGTATTGAGTAAGCGCATTCTCCTCTTTCAAAGGCATTGCTATACTCTTAGTAAGTTCCTTTGAAAATACGAACTGCCTGCCATTAATAACCGCTGTTATTAACTCGCCTTCGCTATGAATATCTATCTTAGTACTTTTGCGCCCCTCAATGATGCAATCAACAACCTCATTGAACGCTGTACCCTTGTCAGCTGCTTCACTTTCAAAAGGCACTCTATTAATGCGGTTAATGAGTTCTTGAAATTTTCTATACTTTTTAAAACTTGTAAAAGCATCTAATAAAGAAGGAGTAAATAAATAGTTACATTTTTCCATATCAAACTAATTTTTTAATTTTACAATAAGAGAACTTTTTCTATAGGTTACTTCAGGATATTCTTCCAAAATAACACCATCTTGATCTACAGTCATAAGACCTTTTTCTTTATTTATGAGTGCGTTTTTGTACCTCTCTTCAATAGCTTTTAATTGTTCTGATGCTTTTTGCCACTCAGTAATTTTTGTGTAATTGTATATTTTACCACCTTGCCTTACAGAAAGTTCAGCACCCTTGTAGTAACCTGAATTTTGATCAACTTGAATTTCAATTTGTTCTATGTTTGAACTTTCAAACTGCTTTATGATTTCGATATAATCTTCGCATTCTTTTTTCTGTTTTCGAAATTCAATTACAGCATCTAAAATAGATATATCACCATCTTCAACAGCTTGACATTTTGCTACAAATTCTTCTTGTAGTTGATAAAAAAGTTCTTTTGTTCGTCCCATTTTATTGATTTATTTGATTAAAAATATTGTTAATTTGCTCTTCTACTTCTTTGGTTAACTTGTATTTTTCCTTTATTGGTTCAATACTTTTTATTTTTCCTGATTTTATAGCTTCTACCACATTAATCCATTGAGCAGTGTATGATTTATTTTTATCAAGGATATTAAGCCATTTTAATTCTTTTGGAGGTTCGTGCATAGCTTTATAGCCGTCATCATCATCAGCCCCTATACATACAAGCGATTGTAAACCATATCTACGTGCATAAGTAATCCCTGATCCTTGAGATTGAGCATTACCTTGTATGTAGATTATTTCAGTAAGGCTTTCAATTGTTTGTCCACTTTCGTGTAGAAGCACTGTTTTTACATAGTTTTTTCCGTCTACAACAACAGTAGGCTGTAATACAGAAATATTGTGTTTAGTAAGTACAGGTATAACCGCCTCTCTTACTGAATTTAAGTCAGCATACTTATTCTTTATGAAAGGATTTGTGCTGTTTTTTTGTGCATTTGTCATTTCTGATTGTGCTTTATTAAATGCTTTTGCAATTTCTGTAATGTTTTCCATTTTCTTTATTTTTTTAGGTTACTATTCTTTTAAAAAGTGCCGTGCGAAGATAGCGGATTTAGATATGTCAGATTTTTTTAGAGAAAAAGGCACGGCACTTATGTTATAATACTCTTTGTTTTAGTAGGACATTCGGCTAACTGAAGTAAGAATGTTAGGCAGTTAGCCGAAGCCTACGAATAGCAACAAATGAGCGGATTTAAGCCATTTTTCTTATTAGTTTGTTTATATCATTGCGCTCGCTTCGTAGCTCGTGCAAAAATTCGCTTTTGCTAATCTCTTGCACTTCGTATTTGTCTTCATTGTACGAGTCGGATAGTAAAAAACACTTGGTAGAAATACCCGATTCATCTACTTTTATTGCCATCAATGATGAGTTATTAGTAAGCGGCAGTTCTGAATATACACTAAGATACCAGATAAAGGTAGACCATTTCACTCGGTAGCACTTGCCTAATTCTAAGGTTGTTACTTGTTCTTTCATAGTCGTAAGATTTTAAAGGTTAAATAAATTGATGCCAATCGTGTGATAACTCTTCGTAGTAGTGATTGCGTTCACACTCTTCATTA